AACAATCTCAAGCGGAGTTACTAAGGAAATCACAAGAGACAAATGGACAAACATCCAAGTAGATAGTCAAGTACTATCCTTGTTCATGGCTTGTCCTCGGAAGTATGAGTATGTAATGAAGAGACATCTAGTCCCAGCTAAAGGAATTAAGCCGGCCTTTAGACGTGGTTCTATTGTTCATGATGCATTGCTTGCATACTGGCGTGAGAGAATTAAGACGGGAGATTATCAGATAGCAGTTCAGTCTGCTATTAGAAAGGCTAAAGAACAATTCGATAAGGAGTCGATGTTCACTGGAGATGAGAAGCTCTATAATCTTGGAGTTATTCTAGAGTTTCTAAAGCATGTACAAGGAATGAATTGGATTCCTCTGGAAGCAGAGAAGTTCTTTAGGGTTCCAATCTACGAAGATGCAAATCTTAAGCTGAAGATATGGTTGACAGGTAGGATTGATTTAATTGTTAGGACTCCACAGATTGCTAAGCTACCAATTGATTTGAAGACTGAATCGGAACGTTGGTTCCATACTCAAATGAGTAATCAGTTTAGAATCTATTGCATGGCGTGTGAAGTTAACCTACTTGGAGTCCAGAGAATTGGATTCCAGGAAAAGCTAGACGCTAAAGATAAGTTTAAACTCGAGTTACTTCCTTTTGATCCTGATGTACTTGAGGAATGGAGAACGGAAACTCTACCATATTATGTAAAGCAATTAATGATTGCACATGAAGATAATTACTTTCCTATGAATACTACGAACTGTGTTCACGGGCATTTCAAATGTGAATTCAGTGACGCTAATGACCAGGGATTCTGTAACGTAAGTCGGAATATCAGAGAACAAAAGCTCTCCCGTTACTTTGTTATAGGAGAACCTTGGGATCCTAGTAAGACTGATTGACGTGCTACACCTTGAGGAAAAGTAAATGACTCAGCACATTCATAAATTTAGAAGGATTGATATAGGTAAAGATGTGCCACATTGGGTAATGCAGTGTCAGTTGCCAGGTTGCAACCACTATACATCAATGGTTAGTAAGCTATCTGTACCAGCCTTAGTAGGTAAAGTATCAGTCTGCAATAGTTGTGGAGATAGATTCCAATTAGATAGACGTGCATTGAGACAAGCAAAGCCCACTTGTAATGCGTGCATTCAGACTCCCCAAAAGAAAGAGCTAGATAAAGCAGCTAAATTCTTCGAGAAGCTAGCTAAGACTAATCTAGGATAGGATGATATTATCTGAGCTAAAGTTATTGGAGAGGATACTCAAACGCGAGGAAGAAATATCTGAGCATGATTATATACTCGCGCTTTGGTTCATTGAGCGGGAGATACGTATGAGGATTACAAGTCCCATAACGGGTAAAGAATATCAGGAACAAAAGGATAAGTAATGCCATCTGATACAGCGTTCGCACCGGAAAGTATTAGCGCAGAGTCTGCATTGGTTAGTCCAGTGTGGTCTATTTTGTCTAAGGGATTGACTGGATCGGGTAAGACTATCTTTAGTAATGGTAAAGAATTCAGGCCGTGCTACAATTTCATGTTTGAAGGTAGGTTTGAATCTGTACTAAGCTACTACAAGAAGAGGGATGGACACGTTAAAGATATTTACTATAACAATTTCCCTCTCGGAGATAGTAGTGCATTCTTCAAGTTCGATAAGAAGATGGATGCAATCGTTGCGCGCCCAGAATATAAGACTATTGTAGTTAGTTCATTGACTTCATTCATTCGTCTTGTTCTTCTACATCTTCAACGTTCCTCTCAAGGTAAGAGAGAAGAAGGAACGAATAAGATGAAGGGCGTTCGTATGAAGGGCGGTATCCAAGCTAATATTTTGGAAGACTATAATTTCGAAGACTCAGCAATCTTTGATCTTATTGGATTTTTTCAGACATGCAAAGATATGGGAATGAATGTAATCCTTGAAGCTCATATCACTCCTTATGATATCAAATATATTGATGAGGATACTGGACAGAAGGAAACTTCTACGGTAATGGAAGTTCTTACTAAAGGTAAGAAGGCACCTGCTGAGATTCCATCCTGGTTCAATGAGGTATGGTTATTTCAAAAGGTAGTTCAGGGAGCATGGGATACGACTAATGCTCAGGCTAAATACATTATCAATACTCAGGGAGATGCAGTTAATTCATGCAAGACTTCTTTTTCCATTCCTTCTTTTGAGTGGACTAATACTGATCCTACTATTCAGTTGATGAAGTTTCTAAATCCTGATATTGCTAATGCTCCGAGGGTAGATCCTAATAAGCCACAGACTGCGAGTTGGTAGTATGAAGAATAAAGATGTATATGATTCTTTAGATACACTTACTAAGGAAGTAGCTGAAGCTGTTGCAGATCATCTTAGATATAGAGGACATACAGAAACTAAAAGTTATGTTATATTCCTTATAGATCATCCAAGCAAAGAAGTATCTTGTATGAGCAATCTACCTTATAACAAAATGCTAACTGCAATAACAGGTTGGTTGGAACACTTCAAGAAGTCAGGGCATTAGAATGAGTAAAGATAACGGCGCTAGGAGTGATGATGAGATTAATGAATCGTTAGCGATAGATACAAAGGAAATAGCAGAAGCTATTACAGGATATCTGATAGAGATGGGAACGTTGCAGCGTAGAGGCTTTGCATTATTTTTAGCGGAGTATGGCTCCGGTCATATAAGTTATATAAGTAATATTAATCATGATGATGCTATCGGAATGATAGCTGCGTGGATTGATAGAGAAAAGCAGTAATGAAACTTAGGATTCTGCTCCTTACTAACTTAGTAATAAACATTATAATCATATATAAGATATGTTTTGTATATAAGTATTGGAGCTATTGAGATGCCGAGCGTTGCCGTAAGGATGTGACTTACGAGGCTGAACCTGCTATAAGGTCGTCAAACAACGAAGAATCTTAAATGAATCTTCAAACAACAACAACGAAACGAAACGAGAACAACAGTGATTACAATCACTCCGAAAGACGCACTCAAGGCAGAGACTCTTCCTCCGGGTTGGCAGAATTGTGAAGTGGAGAACCACTACACTAAGCCTGCTTCGGGAGATGGTTCTACTGTTCATTATTACGAGATCACCGTGATTGATGGACAGTTTGCCGGAGTTCCATTGAACGAATTGACCATTAGCGAAAAGGCTATTGGTATGGGTAAGAACTTCTTCCTTGCTTGTGGTATGCCACAGTCCCTTTGGGATAAAGCAAAGAAGGGTGAAGCTGTCCAGTTTGATGAGAAGCTTCCTGTTGGTAAGAAGCTCAAGGTTATGGTAAAGCCTGAGCCTTTCGGTGGTAGGATTCTTAATAAGGCATCGGACTTTATGCCTATGGAATCCGCGGGTTTCGTTAAGCCGTAATACTAATTGCTGTCCAGACTTGTTGAGGAATGAGATTGATTCTTCCGATAATTACTGGTCCCCCAACTGGTAGATTAAAGGTAGTTGTATTGAGTTCCAAGATCGCCAGCATGCATAAGGTTCTGGGAGAATTCTATGTATGTTAACGGCTTACAAGTTGGGCAGCAATTCTCTAGTAAGATTGTTCCATTCCTACTTCAGAACCTTAACCAGCGTGGGCTATCAATGACCTATTCTGACTGGCTAGGATTATAGATAGACAAGGAGCGGGTTTGGTCCCACAATACGTCGTTGCAAAATGTATTGAGGCATAAGTAAAAGAATGGAACAAGGGAGGGTGGTAGGTCTTTATCATTAGGATAAGCCTATCATCCTCCACGTTCTTATGAGGAATCTATGAGTTTTAGTGTTAGAAATTCAGAGATAGAAACTATTATAGTTTACTTGGGTAAGATTATTAAGGCACTCTTACCTGAAGGTTGGGGATTTAATCTACAGATATTTTCTGTTGGGGAAAAGGGAGAAATGTTTTACATATCCTCAGCCCCAAAAGAAAATATGCTTGAGATACTACAAGAGTTCATTGATAAGACCAAACCTTTTAGGGAACATTAAATGCCTGACAAACCCAAGAATCAGAATCTAGAACTTAATGTTATTCTGAGTAGTAAAACTAAACAAGGAATGGTTCAGCTTATTCTGAATGGGGAAACTATTTCTCAGTGGGATATACGTAAAGCTAAAGAGATTCATGGTATGTTAGGGGAAGCAATAGAAGCTGCTGTTAGTGATACCTTTATCTTCAATTTTATGGTAACTAAAGTAGGATTAAGTGAAGATAAAGCAGCCGCTATGCTAATGGACTTCAGGGAATTTCGACAAGGAAGTAGAGAAACCGTATTCATACAGTAGGAGAATCAAATGAAACTCTCAATGATTACAGTCTACGTTGATGGAGAACCTTATCGGATTCTGGATAAGAAGTATTACGATCACATCGAATGGTCTTATCCTAAAGATGAAGATGGATTCCTGAAGATTAATGCATTGGAATTCGCTGATTGGATTAGGAAGAACGCAACTAAGATTGGGACAACTGAAGTAATCGCAGCCTAACACTATGAGCAACTTCGGAAGATACGTTCCGGGTTATGGATCCATCGGCGCAAAATTATGCATCGTTGGTATAGCTCCAGGTCAAGAAGAAGTTACTGCTGGGCGTCCGTTTGTAGGTCCAAGTGGTAATATTCTAAGGCGAGACTTGGCTGAAGCAGGAGTTAATCTAGACGATTGTTACAGGACTAATGTATTCAAATACAAATTACCTGATAATGATTTTGCGAAGTTTAAGGAAATGGGATTATCCTTACCTGCTGCAATGGATGATCTAGTGACAGAGATACTATCACTTAATCCTAACTGCATATTGGGATTAGGAGATCCTGTTCTATATGCACTAGCTGGTAAGCATGGTAAGTATAATAATATTGGAGTTTGGAGAGGTAGTATTCTCCCAGTAATGGATCGTAAGGCAGTATTTACTTGGCATCCTGCCGCTGAATTACATGGCTCAGGCGAAGGAACATTCGCTAGCTGGCAGAAATATGTAAGGAAGTTTGATATTAAGCGAGCAGTTGAGGAAAGTAAAACTACTAGATATGATGTTCCACATAGATTAGTTCGGATAGCTAGAACAAGTGCCGATCTATATAGATTCATAGAAGAGAATATCAACGAAGAATTTGTTGCGCTTGATATTGAATCCATTGAGTCCATTCCAGTTTGTCTCGGACTAAGTTTTAAATCATATGAGGCGATGGTAGTTCCCTTGTGGAATACATTGCCCATTGATGTACTGAATCATAAGAAGCCTAAGAAAACTTATAAGTATGATCTCCGAGTTTCGGATATTCCAAACGATGATTTAGGATATGTTTGGAAAATGTTAGGCCTATTCCTTTTGAATCAACTATCCTTCAAAGGAAGGAAGATTAACTTCAAGAAGATAGGACAGAACTTCAAGTACGACGAAGCTAAATTAAATAATCTGGGCTTCTATCTTGATGAACTATTCTGGGACTTGATGATTAGTGCTCATGCTATCAGTCCTGAAATGCCTAAAGGATTAGCATTCAATACAAGCATTAAAACTAGAGAGCCATATTATAAGTTTGAAGGTAGGGAGTTTATTCCTCAGCGGGATTCCATTGAAACTTTCTTTAACTACAATGGTAAAGATGCCTGCGTTTCTAGGGAATTATTCGATAGTGACTACGCTGAATTAAGCTCTATTAAGTATGGAATAGAACACGCTACGTGGAGAATGCAATTACATAAAGCTTACATGCAAGTGGATGATGTAGGTTTTAAGACTGACGAATTGCAGAGAAAGGATCTAATGGTCAAGTATGTAAATAGACTAGTAGATCTAGAAGTAGAACTCTTTGAGTTGTGCAAGGAATTTGGAGTAGAAGAACCAGTTAATGTACGCTCGCACCCTCAAGTAAATCGTCTTATTTATGTTACTCTTAATGTACCCGTTAGAGCCGGTACTGGTGAGCAAGTATTAACCGGACTACTGGCTAATGTAATTAAAGATAAACGGAAGAAGAGAATCTGTGAATTAATCCTTGAGATTAGGAGAGTTGATAAGACGTTAGGATATCTGAAGGCAGAACCCGATTATGATGGTAGGATGAAAACTACATTCCTTATCACGGGAACTGAAAACTTCAGGACATCTACTAACGTATTAGAACCTCCCATTAGACCTACCCAAGTAGGTTGGGCATTCCAGACTGTTACTAAACACGGTGATGTAGGGCAGGATTTAAGATCTATTCTAGTAGCAGATCGTGGTTATGTCATAGTTAACATAGATCAATCTCAGGCAGAGGCTAGAGTCTGTTCTCTATTAGCAGGAGATGAAGATAAACTCTTAGCCTATGATACTAGAGATGTCCATGCTGAAACAGCAGCTAAGTTCTTTTCTGTTAAGCCAGAACAATTCAGTAAGAAACTATTAGGTTACGAATGTGCAGAGCGTTTCGTAGGTAAGACACTAAGACATGCCTTTCACTTAGGTATTGGAAAAAGAGAGGCAATGATTAATGTCAATACTGATGCGCGCAAGTATAAGATTGACATTAACATTAGTGAATGGTTCGCACAGAAATGTCTTAATGCACTTGAATTAGATACACCTAAAATTCCTAAGGTGTTTCATGAAACTATTAAAGAACTTCTATATAACGATCGTAGATTATTTGGAACCTATGGAGCCTCCCGTTACTTTTACGATGATGAAGGATCAGATCTGTGGAAGGGTGGATATTCATTCATTCCTCAACAGACGGTTAGTGATAAGACTAAGCACGTCCTATTAAAGATTGTTAAACATCTATGGGATGTTAAGGTAGTAGTAGAATCTCACGATGCATTAGCAATGTTGATTCGTGAGAAGGTAGTAGAAGAACGGATAGAAGAAATTCAATCTTGGTTTAGTGAGCCTATTGATTTCTCTCGTTGCTCGATTCCAAGAAGAAGTTTAGTAATACCAACTGATGTAGAAATCGGTTACAACTATAAAGAACTTAAGAACTTCAGTAGGAAATTGATGGTGGCCTAATGCTACAAGATAATGATAAAGATAAAACTATACATGATCTTGTAATAGCTCTAGAAGAAAGCCTCAAACTTCAATCTCATTACGCCGGATTATTGAATATGTGGGACGGTGGACAAAGATTACAATTCCATAATGTTGATGCATGGTTAACAAGGCTGCGTGAAACAGGGACATTAGAATAATGTTCTATCAGGTTATCTCGCTGGATAAAAGAAACTATATCAATAGAGTTCGTAACTTTCAGAAAAACGACACGGCTAATCTGTTGGATTACATATCAGAACAGCTTGAGTTAGGATCGAACTTTGAGGTTGTAGTTAAAAAGTACGAGGGAAACTTTCCAGCGAGTAAATCAAAATGAACATCAAATGTCCGAAGTGTCAGCAAGAAGATACCAATATGTTCGATACATTTGGTCATCGAAGAGAACAAGTAAGTGTATACTGCCGCGTATGTGGGCATGATTTTATTCACATATTTAAAGAGATTCCTAGGGAATCCTTGATTAAGGTAGTACCTAAAGTAAATCAGTGGACCTAGGAAACTAGAGAATTGAGGGGCAAATGAAAGTACTTAATCTCCAGGCAAAGCCGATTGAAGTTCAAGCAATCAAGTGGGAGAACAATGAAGTAGAGGTCAGAGAGTTTGTTAAAGATGATAAAAGTCTTAGGTTCATGGACAATGGACTTCATCTCTGGAACGAAGAAGAACAGTCTTGGTTAGTTGTTCAGCCTCTTCATTACATTGTTAAGGGACTTAAAGGAGAATTGACTAGTGAATCTCCTGAAATGCTAGAAAGGAAATTTACTATCTCCGAGGAGTAAGTCCAGTGGACCTAATAGAAGAAGTCTTAGAGTCCACTAATACTTTTGAGGCTCCAAAGAGATTCTACTATTGGTCAACTCTAGCAGCTATCAGTGCGGTAATGAAGGATCATGTATGGTTCGATATGGCGGGGAATTATCTGCTACATCCAAACATCTACGTTCTTCTTTATGGTCCATCTGGTATCAGAAAAGGGCCACCTATTGCATTAGCTCAGGAGTTAGTTACTCTTGTTGATAATACTAGAGTGATCGACGGACGATCTTCGATTGAAGCTGTCATTAAAGAACTTGGGACTTTCACAACAAGAGAAGGTAAAGCACCACTAAAAGATTCGTGCGGATTCATGGTTGCCTCTGAATTGTCTAGTTCGATTGTAGGAAACAATTCAGCTATGGATATCATGACTAATCTATACGACAGACAGTATAACACCAATGAATGGAAGTATAGATTAAAGGTATCTGAATCCGCACGACTCTTAAAGCCTACCATTACTTGGCTATCAGGGACTAATGAAGCATTGTTCAGAGACTTCATGCCTGAGAAGAATTTAAATGGTGGATTGATTGGTAGGATGTTTGTTATCAGTGAGCATCAGAAGCAACAGACTAACTCCCTGATGTTCAGAACTAAGGCACCTGATAAGAACAAGATAGCAGAAGGACTTCTAGAAATTGCTAAGATTAAGGGCGAATTTACAATGGAGCATGATGTAAGATTAGCCCTTGATGGATGGTATCAGAAGTTCGATAAAGAAGTAGCTCCTACTTTAAATGATGATACGGGATTCGTAAGTAGGATGCTAGACTTCGTTATCAAAGTTGCTATGATAATTGCAGTGGGAAGAAGGGGATCTAGAGTACTTATCATTGATGATATTCTTGAGGGAATTAAAGTGGTTAATCCACTGATTGTTCCCACTAAGAAAGTAGTCAATTCAGTTAAGAGAACTGATAACTCTCTGATAACTAAGCGGGCGCAAGTTTTAACTTATCTTAGTGCTCAGCCAGAATACAAGGCTGAAAGAGGTAAGTTGCTTCAAAATCTGGGACTTCAGATTGACCATGAAGACTTAGATAAGATTGCTCAGTTTATGATACAGATGAATGTCTTAACGATAGACAGTCACGGTGGATCTGTATCGTATAGACTGAGAGTTGATAGACCTGAAGTTGTAGATTGGTTGAAGAATTACAGATCAAAGTGAGGGGTATCTTATGGGATTTCATTTCAGTCCAGAGCCTGTAGAAAAACTGAAAGAGAAGATACCCCTTGCTTTGAGTAAGATTTGGATAGCGGATGAAGATCTAGAAGATAGACCTGGATTACACAGAGAGCATGTGTTTGATTTCGAGAATGGATTGAGGTTGATTATATCTAAGGATAAATTCCCTGGATATATTTCAGCCTTGATCCATGTATCTGGTTCTTATCCTCAGAAACATAATCCAGTAACTGCTGCTAAAGTACATGAAGCTTTAGGTTCAATAGGTATGTATGGAATTCTAGATCATATAGGAGATACACCTAATAAGGTATCTCATTGGGTATTAGAACTTGGTAACTAGCGCATCTTAATAGATGGCATTTTGTATCCACTATTAGGATTTTTAAACATTCCCGATCCTGATTTTCCACTGGAAGATTTAGTCTTACCGTAGCTTTGAATACCTATTCCGAATGCACCTGGAAGAATAACAGGTATTAGTTTAGGATCTTCTTGAGCTAGTTCAGTTAGATCCTGTATAATTAGTGGAATAACCCTATCTTTAGCCGCCTGACTCCACGTAAACTTCTCTCCTAAAACATTCTTCTCTGCCATCCAATCAACTATCAATCCTGCCAATGGAGATAGTTTATTCCTGCCAAATCTTTCCGCAGTAGTTTTCCTATTCCTATCCTCTACCTTATCCCCAGTATTAACCTGACCAGTAGCTAATTGAGTCGCTACTCTAGCATACTGCTGAAACCCACCTGTCATATCCAGCCTAGTATTACCAAACTTAAGCTTACCAAAATCTGTAGATCTTGGATCAAGCGTTCCTTCTGCACCAGACAATTCAGAGATTGTAGCAGACCCTCCTAACAATCCTCCAACCGCTGCCATATCTCTCCAAGCACGCTTTCTAAGTTGCTTAGCTAATGCAGAATCAACTCCCTTTTCCAGCATTCGGGGATCTGCAAAAGCCCTTCTAACCATATTAACTCTGGATGCCATTAGCTTAGGAGAGAAGAGAACATCGTTTAGAATCTCTGCATTCTTCTCCAATTTCCCTAGATGTCCACGCCCAGTAGCATCATTAATATATCGAGCGATCGCCCGCGCATTTTCATTAACTTTACCATCCTTACCTATAAGCTCAACTCCTGCCTTCTGAGCTTTCTCTACCATATTATCAAATAGATCACTTCTAAGTTTATTACCGAATGCCATATAGGCTCTATTAGATGCTCGGATAGGACTGAATCCGGCAAGTTTGATTCCTTCTACTAGAGTATCCTTGCTAATACTCTCCTCAACATTTTTAATATTCTTACCTAGTTCAGAGAATTCTATTCCTGCTTCCTCTGCCATTTTGAAATTAGGTTTAGTGAGAACTTGATTTTGAAGAGTTTCAAAGTTCTCTTCTTTAAGTGCAGACTTCATCATAGGTACCATAGATTTCCAGAATTCTTTTCTGGTTATATTAGTGATACCTTGTCTAAAGGGGAATGATAAGTCAAGACCTGTCTGCAATTGTCTAGCTTCAGCAGCAGCTTTCCTAATAGGATTCTTCATCCATGATTGAAGTTGAGTCAGTTCAGGTTTAGTTTCAAAGTCTCCTAATTTAACTTCGGGAGCGGCAGTTTGTAAATCTACTTGTGGTGCTTGAGTATCAGCAGCGGTAGATACAGTAGGAGTTGTTGGAGTAGGAGGAACATCTACAGTAGGAATCTTAGGAATACCAAAATCAAAAGTATGGAGCTTAGGAACTTTAATCTTTCCATCCTCAGTTTGTCCACTGAGGAATGATTTAAGACCTTCTCTTACTTTCATTCCATGTTCTTGCAGTTCTTTCTCTTCTAATCCTGTATGATCCGTAAGCCATTTTACATATTTATCGTGTTGGGCACTCTTCTTAGGACGGGCTATAATATATAATGCCTTATCAAAATCATTTTCAAATTCAGGAACGAATTCTCTAGTACCGTAACCATATCTAGGCTTAGCCCCTGCTAATTCCTTAGGAAGAAGTATCTTAGGTTCTGCTGGAACTTTACTACTTACTTCAGCTACTACTTCAGCAGCTTTCTCGGCAGCTTTAGCAGGAATCTTAGTCTCAGAAGCTTGTGCAACTGCTTCAGATACTTCCTTAATAGCCTTCTCTTTAGGAGTAGCCTTACTAAATTTACTATAATCTATCTTACCTAGAACTTTATTAGCAATACCCCCAGTAGCTCCACTTATAGTTGCTCCTAATGCAATTTCTTTTCCTTCTTCAAGATTAGGTATATGTAATCCTTTTTCAGTTTGTTGTCTTAACGCTGTTGAACCACCACCTAACAATGCACTCTTACCTACTACATTAAGAAGTTTACCTGCACCAGAAAAAGGAATAGCTCCAATAGCCGCAGCCCCACCTATATTAGGTAAACTAAAATCCTCTCCTCCTATAAGTTGTGCTCCTCCTTCTGTTAAAGCATTTACTCCAGCACCTATAAATCCGCCTGGCGCTAGTCCTCCAATACCTCTAAGTGCCATAGCACCTATAGCGCGAGGATTATATCCTCCTATAGTCCAAGGAGTACTAGATTCAGTAGGCGTTCTGAATCCTTTATATTCTTCAGGAGGAAGATTAACAGGCGGAGGAGTATTAATAAGAGGAGCAGAAGGAGGAACAGGAGAAGAATCTCTGCGGAATTGACTATAATCAATTTGACCCATGACTATCTTCCAGTCCGTCGCCTAGCTAAACCCTGAGGATCATAAATATTCTGAGGTGCATTCCTAATAGAATTAATCAATCCACCTATTGTATTTAATCCAGTATCAGAATTAGGATCTGTTATCTGTACTGGAGGATGTGGTTGAGAATAATCTCCAAAGTAGATATTATTACGAATCTGTCCTGGAATTCCTTTAATTGCTTCCAGTCCTACATCAGGAGTTCCTACAACTGGAGGAGTCTGATCCGGTAATGCTACTTGTGGCGCTTGATTCTGTGGAGTAGAAGCTTGCTGTATCCACAATGCAATATTATCTTCATGTGTCGGAACACCATTCTTCGTTAGATCTGCAATAGCAGCAGCCCTAAGAGCAGGATCTACTTGCGCGGCTGGTTGTTGTATATTGCCAGCAACACTATGACTAACAGCATCCCTAACACTAGGATCATCTGATATCCCAGTAGGTCCAGCAGATACTGCACTGTTAACCTCTCCCATAGCCTGTGTCATAGTCTGATTTACAGAACTAATAAAAAGAGCATGAAGATCAGGATTATAATCTTTCTTTAGACTTAGATTTCCTTTTTCATCCTGATCAAATAGCATATTCTGCATAGCAGGATGCTTTAGTAGAGTTTGTTTATAAGCATTATCAAATGCTGTACCCTGTTCTTTAGGACTGAGCCTATCTAGATTATCCCTTAACTTAATTTCCAATCTATCATTGGAAGATCTAAGATTCTCCATGAATTTATCATGGACTTGATCCATTCCCTTAATAGCAATTCTATTCGATTGCTGAATTCCTTCCATTTCCTTTCTGCCAGTTTGCTCTACTCCAAATCTTTCCTTAAACCATTTATGTTCCCTAGCAGATGTTTCTTCTGCAGTTTCTTTTACTTTACCTATATTCCAGACTTCTCCTGTCTTGCCATCAACTATTTGTCTTTGACCAGTTAAATCACTAACACTAATTACTTTTTTACCATTCTTAATATCATCTTCTATTTTTCTAACTTGGGCGGCATTCAATTCCATACCAGATTGGGCTACTATCATTTGCCTAATATCATCTCTGCGTTTAGCTTCATCAGCAGCAATAGCAACTTCAAGTTTATCTTGATCTTCTAATTGAGTATTCTCAATACTAGCCAAATTCTGCAATCTATTAGCCTTACTAGCATAATCTATTTGAGCTTTCTTAAATGGCTCGTCTGCAATTGACTTATAAATTCCTATTCCATGTGCAGGATCTTTTTGAATTCCAGCACCTATAACACCGGATGCAGCAGATAGTGCTTTGCCTAATTTACTTAATTGATGTTCTTCTCTTTTAGGTTCACTAGAATAAAAATCTTTAAGTTGGTCCATATAAGGACGAGCTCTACCTCTAAGAGCTCTAAGATTAGAGTCCGGCGCGTTTAGTGGACTACTAATTGCTGGTGTTCCCATACCAGGAGTAGTAGGATCAGCACCATAAGCATTATTAAATGGACCCGTAATATCTATGGGGAATCCAGTAGAAACTTCAGGAGTTCCACCACTAAATAATCCACGAAGTCTAAAGTTCTGAAATGGGTCCATTTGATTTACCTTTAATTCCTACCAATAGCCACGATAAGGATCAAACGCAGCAGTTCCTTGACCACTAGGAGTATTAGTTAAACCTCTACCCCCGCCAAACATTCCGCCACCCATCATACCACCTAGTATACCAGCACCAGCACCAATACCAGCCATGATATTACCACCAATACCAGGCTGCATACCTAATTGTGCTTGCTGACTTAATCCTTGACCTCTCTGGCCGAACATACTATTCATAATAGCTAATTGTCTATTAGCATTAGCTTGACTGGTACTTAAATTTCTATCAAGAGCATTCTGTCCACCAGCAAATTCTCTGCCAAGACTAGATTCTCTAGCATTGAAATCTCTATCTACTGCATTCTCATCGGTAGTATGATATCTATTGTAGGCATTCTCACTACTAGTAAGACCACGATTCAATGCATTCTGCTGAACTGCCATTTCTCTATCAAATGCATTTTCACCTCTACCCATAGTACCTTCATACAGTCCACCTAGCCCGCCTAATCCGGCTAGTTTCATATTTTGCTTATTCTGGATATTGAATAGATCTGTATTCTGTGAGTTAGCAATATCCTCGGCGCTGATATTAGATAGATTAGCACCGATTGCAGATTCTCCTTGCAATGCATTCATTCTGTTAGCAGATTGCATTCCAGCAATTCCACCTTCAGCAGATGCAACATTGCCTATTCCCCATTGTCTTCCTTGATTGATTCTATCTTGGATTCCAACGTTTGCGTCAAGTGAAGTAGCAGCGATATTTCTTGCTGCATCTCTTTGCAATTGCCTACTAGCAGCATCAAATCCTGGAGTATAACCTCCTTGGACTGCTGCTCTTCTAGATAGTTCGTCTCTTGTACCGCCTGCATAAGCACCAATAGGTGAGAGAGCTTGAGCTTTGATATTTGCAATTGCTTCTGGAGTGTATCCACCAGTTTTTGCAAATTCATCAAAGCCACCCATGCCACGCATTCTATTTACAGTTTCATCACTAAGCCCGCCAGTATCTCTAAACTTCTTAAACTGACCTAGAGTTTCCTGTTGTTCAGCTGAACTAATCTTATCAGGATTTTTTAATGTATCCTGATTCTCATAAATACCTTTATATCCAGTATTTAAGTAATCTCTTTGATCTTTAGGAGTAGTACTACCTTCTCCCGGATTAGTAGGTCCACCCCATAATCCTCTAATTTGACTTATATCACTACTTCTTCCTTCTAATCCACTACCTCTAGTCCAAGGCGCGCCAGTGATATCCCCATAATCTCCACCAGTTTGACCAAAGAAGGGACTACTATAATTCCCTCCATAAGATCCTGCTGGCCCACCTACACCAGGAATACCACCTTCACCCCCACCTTCACTACCACTTTCACCACTAGAAGGTTGATTTTGACCTAGTAAATCATCATAACGATCCGTGACATCCTGTTGGTAATCCTTACTGTCCTTATACGATTCCTTAGTTTCTCTTTTGCCCATTTCAACCTCTACAAATTCTTTACCAACACGAGGTCTTTAGTTTTAATAAATTCGTACTGTTTTTCTAGCATTCTTGCTAAGCTAGGATCTTCAACAAAACATTGCAATTGATTACAGTCTGCCATCTTGCTGGCGTATTCTGCATATTGCATTAATTCTCTCATGGCTTTAGCTCTCATTAGTTTAGGACTTTTTGGATTAACTAATAAGATTGCCTCTGCCATTCTCTTAACTATGCCATATGCTACTGGAACTGTGCCATCTAGAACTAATCTATGAACTATGCGATTATCAATACTGTTTAACTTAAATCCTGTCTGAAGTTGATTCAGATAATCTATAACAGTTAGATCATTCTCGTTTGGCTCTTTTATAATTAGTGTTTTCATTTTTACCTATATCAGAAGCTCTAGTTCTTGATCTGGTATCTCTATTTCTATCCCTAAATTCTCTTTCAACTCGTTCCCAATGTAACATCTCTTCTTCTTTAGCCTCTCTACGCCATCTACGTTCTCTATTCTCTCTCCATATTTGGAATGCAATACCCAATAGAGTACTTACTAATAAGAACAGTTGGGTAACGATAACTTCCTTAGCCTCAAAGCTCATGGGGATTACATTAATTCCAGAACCATTCCAGCCAATGTATGTGGTTTATTACTTCCGTTAAAGAAGTTTATCGTAAATCTCAGCGTAGATGCATTAGGGAACCAATAGTGCCCTGTGAATACTTCAGTATCAACTGCGTTAGCTCCAGCCATGATACCGGCAGGAACAAAGTACATCTTAGCTACATTGGAGAATCCACTTAGCGCGACATCGTAATTAACAGTACCCTGTATTAATGTAACATTCTGTCTGACAGCTTGATTAGCTCTGTATGAACTCACATTAATACCCTGCCAAGTTCCATCACCACGAAGAAATGTTCCAGTATTAGCAGCTCCTGAACCTAGATTTGCAGTAGGAATTAATCCACTTATCTTAGTAGAGTCTAGTAGACCACTTCCTACAGTAAGTAATTGAGCTGGATTGCCTGCGTATATTCCAGTTATTGCATGTACATGAGCATTAGTAGTCAAAGCTCCAGTAACAGATGCATTACCATTGACTGTTGTTGGTCCTAAGCTAACAGATCCACTAATAGTAGCAGTTCCACCAACAACTGCAGCCCCGCCAACATTCAATGATCCTGTCCAAGTATTACCCGCAAAATTGGTATTTCTACCAGCAGTAATATCATATGCAACTGCGACAGTATTAGCAGTTAGATGACCAGTAATAGCTGCTGATCCTGCTGTAAGAGCTCCAGCAACATTAACAGCACCATGAGCAGTTACAGTTCCATAGAGTCCAACATCACCTATTAGATTTGTAATGGTATTAACATGTAATGCTCCGGCAGTGATAGATCCATTGACACCTAATGAACTCAGATTGCTAATAACACCCCCAGTAATAGAGACGTTATTAGCATCCTGAGTCGCTATGGTTCCAAGACCTAATGCTGTTCTACCGCCAGCAGGAGTATTAGCACCTAATCCTCCGCTGCCCATTGCTATAACTAGAATGGTCCAACTAGATCCATTCCATTCTTCAAATTGATTAGCAGCTCTATTATATCTAATGGTTCCTAAAACTCCATTAGTATAACCGTTCTTACCCAAAGTAACGGCATCTACATCTCTTGCTTTAAGCAGAGTTAGAAAATCAGTATAAAGACTTGTTAGTAAAGGTAAATTCCAATCAGCCATTCTGATGTTCCTTAACTCTCTGCCTTAGCTCTTTGATGCTAGTAGGAAATTCTTCTTTAGCTAGCGTAATCTTCAAATCTTCTCTAACTGTATCTGTTCTACCCTTAATCCAAAACTCTAGCTGGAGCTTTATATAAGTAGATCCACGAGTTTCTATTAAATGATCTAGAACTTCGTTCTCTTCTTCTTCTAGTTCAATTAATAGATTAGTTCCATCTTTTGTTACATTCATTTTAGACTCATGGATACATATGCGCCGCAAAAATAAACCAATTGGGACCTCCTATAGGAATTAAGACTATACTTGAGTGTCCCTTAGTTAATGCTATAGAAGAAGCAAAATCAATTAAACCGCCAGGTCCGGGATATACTGTTACCAAGCCTCCAGAATAATTATGAATATAGAAAGGCTTATATGTTGCATAAGTTGCATCATGCATATTTACTCTACCATTAGTGCTGACTACGACTACATCATCAGCATTAGTCATATCATATGCACTACCGCCGCTATATGTAACTTTAAGTGGATAAGTAATAGGAACATAACTCATACAATCATCCATCCTTGAGTAGCCCAGGGGAGTAAAATAATTCCCTGAAAAGGAATGGGTACAAGTTTATTTACGCCAGAACCGTCTAGAGTTTCTCCGGATGGAGGAAGAATAGTAACCGATGTAGCACCCCAATTTTTAATATAGTACGGTTTTGCATAAATACTAGCCGATGGGGGTAATTGTATAGCAACTCCTGCTTGGAAAATTAAATAAATATCATATTGAGTTTGCAACGTATAAGGACTATTAGCTGCAGATACTCCTGCTAAGACAAAAGGGGGACTTGGTAGATTAGTAGGTATAGTAGGAGGAGCAGGTACTATAGGATAAGGAGGATGAAGATAAGTCATAAAATTGTCCAGTAAGGATGTCCGGTCAAAGGGACCAAAGTAATAGTTCCAGGAGCAGCAAGTATTATTTCTGTTAACTCAGGAGCTTCCATAAAATTTCCAGCTATAGTTCTAATATGGACATTATTTGCGGACCAGCATTTAATATGATATGGTTTAACTTTAGCTGTATTCGCATCATGCATAGTTAATACAGTTGGATAGCTGGGATTATACATAACTATAACATCATCAGCATCACTCAGATTCCAATAAGCATCAACCATAAATTTTACACTTAATGGACTAGGAGGTAATGTTGCTGGAATAGCAGGAGGAGGATCTTCTGAATGATATATATAAGAATGATGATTTCCTTGATGTAGATATAATCTATTTATATCCTTAGCAAAAAGAAAATCTCCTCTCATTCCTGGTCCTTGCTCAGAAGCACTATCAACTACTTGATATCCATTTATTAATGTAGCAGGAGAATCAGCACCATCTTTAAATACGAATTTCATATTCGTATTAGCCATTATACAACTCCTCTAGCATCCCATCTAAATACCACAGTCTTTCTTACTCCAGCATTATCATATATCTTAACTCTGAAGTAAGTTGGATTAGGAACATCCAAGAAATCAACAATCGGAATAACTGTTTCAACACTCATAGGAGCAATAGTAATACCATCAATATCCTTAAATATCTTATTGAAGGTTACCACAGTTCCACTTGGATCAGTTGCTACAGCAGTAGCCTGTCCAGCATCTTGTTCTCTCTTGACAGATACTCCTACCATATAATTGCTAAAGGCTGTTAATGCCTTATCATCAGCAGAAGTAAATGACATCTTAATCTTAATATATCTTGCACTCATTACATAGAATGTTTGAGTAGTATAGTTTCCTGTAAAATTAATGTTATTATCAGATACCTGAGCATAGATGCCAAATGTAGGAGAATTACTCCCTATAAGCATCTCAAACATCCAGCTAATACTTACGATGACACTTGTATAAATAATACCAAAATCAAATGTCTCTTCATAAGATGCTGTAGTAGGAACAGGAGTTATCCACCAAGTATATCCAGCATTTATCTGCGCTTGTGGACTAGCCCATCCTCGCCTATCAAAATGCTGTTGAATAGTCTCACCTAAATCTAGGGCAAAGAGAAGTCTTCCTCGCTCATCAATCTTAGAATTGATCTTAGTTCCGGGAATAAAATTAGATGTAATAGATTTGATTAATGAGAAATCAGGAAATGCTGCTACATCAACTACAATATTATTCTCAGGTCCGACGTTACCTGCAACATCTACTGCAATAACGGTATACTTATACGTTCCCTGATTGATCTCGGCATAGACAAAAAACTGTCCATCCTGCCGAGTAATTTCCATATTGTTCTTCTTAACAATATAATATGAAATCTCGAATGTAGTTACCGGCCTATTCCATCTAAGGAGGACGTTATTAATTGAGACTTCTGCAGATATAGTAGATGGACCAATTGTAGGAACAACTACATCTACTCTAGCAGCTTCTTCAGAATACTCTCCATCAACACTAATAGTCTTAAGAAGATAAGTATGAGTGCCTACAGTTATAGGATCTAGAACAGCCTCAATACTATTAGTTACTAATACTCTAGAAGCAGTATTCCAGACTGTTCCCTTCCTTAATTCATAAAATTGAAAATCAAAATCCGGTGGCGTCCATCTAAGAATTACACTAAGTGTAGTAAACTCATAAGTAAAGTCTATTACTACTCCAGGAATCTTAGGTGCTACTGGGGTAATCTTCTCTCCAGTTACAGGAGCGGGATCAACTATATAACCAAGTCGATCCAATTCATCTACTATCTCTTGCAATACAGTCAACATTACAGGGTCGCCTTGCCCTGCTCTAGTCAATAGACTGTTTAAACTAGACTGAATGTTAGACATTAGAGTAGGGGACGGCTACCAAATATCGGATTTGTATAAATATAAATACTGTAAATCTTGAAGTAATTTCCCGCGTCTAACATACTGATTTTCAAAGATGCTTTCTCACTTTGAAACCGAGCTAATGAAATGAATTCTTTGCCGGGCGCGCAGTTTAGATTTAAACTAGGTAGATCCTGATATTCTACATCATCTTCGCCTTCAAGTCGTAGGACTAATAGACCAGAGCCTTTAGCTCTGAATCCTACTGCGCCGACATGATGTATAATATTAGACTCTCCTGAATTACTAAATGCGAATTTTACAAATTGCTCGATGATGGTAAAATTATCATCTTTCCTATCAGGTTGCTGACTAAAGATTCCACTCGTAGAAGCTGCTATATGCAACTCAGGAACACCATCAGCATTTCTTTTAATGGCAATGGCACGAGGATCAAAATCCTTAAACTTCCACTTATGCCATTTGATTCTATCTAGCTGAAAACCATTCTCATAATTACATACAAAGATAGTATTGGGCTTAGTAGCTCCCTCAGTAGCAGCTAACACATAAAGCTTTAGAGCTTCCTGATCGAACATAATCTGAAGAAGATGGAAGGATTTATTATTTATCTTCTTCCAAAAGTTCTTTATATTTCTAGTGAGGGGTATTTCTTCGTAGACACCAGTAAACTTAAATATACCCGTAGGGTTAGCAACAACAAAGAACTCAACCTTACTACCAGTCGCATCCAGAAACTTAGCAATTCCATTAACATCGCTACCAGTAGAAGAATCTATCGTAACTGGATTCCAAGTAGATGGTTCATAGCTATTATCACGGACTGTATAAGTTTTATTTCTCTTAGTTACGAAGAAATTATCTCTATGTTCAGTAGCATCCTTAACTCCCTCAGTTTCAAAGGGATCATAGGATAGAAAGCCCGCACTACTATGAATACTCTCAGGTTCCATAGCCTTGCTAAAGTATACTAGATTCTTATCAATATCAGGCCCTCCGAATGCCATTCTCCTACCATAAGGACGAATGAATACTACAGCAGGAATCTCTTCTAATTGATCGTATGTATAATCTGCACTGAATTGTAGATCAGCATCGTAGAAGTTTACATTAGCTAGACTAGTATCTACGTTATTTTCAATTCTTCCCCCATTAACGAAGAACATCTCGTATCCTAGTTCATTCCCATTGTAGTTCTGAATTGCCATACTAGCAATCAGTCTACGTCCCATAGTTCCTACTGGACCTACAGGAATATTGGTGAAGTCTACTGAATGCGCTCCATCAACTAGTAGAGTCTTAGCAGGACAAGGACCAGTAATGAATCCCGTATCAGTCTCAAATACCCATGCAAAGATATGAGTCCCTGCTTCAATTACTCCTGCAGAACTCATAGCTACGTTAAAGGATGCTACAGGTTTCTTACCAGCAGCCGGTCTAGCTACTCCAGTTCCACCATAGATGTATACTACTGATCCAGGTAATCCCGATATTCCATTATGGGGAGATATGAAAGCTTTACCATTCATATAGTTGATGGTAAAATCAGTCATACCGGGAACATCAAGAATCATTACGCTGGTAGTTAAATCATGTATCTGACTTCCTATCAGAATAAGAACTCGATCAGCTTCTCCTTGTCTCCTATAGATCTCAATTCTAACCGCAGTAGAGTAAGTGCTATAAACTTGACCAAACCCATCCCTAGTTCTTATGTCATCACCATACGTTATGGTATTCAATTCATCCATAGAATAACCTGGAGGAACTGAATCCGTAAACGAATCTATTCCGTATAGTCCTAAGAATCTATCTATAGGGATGGGTTTGTGATCTTGGAGCATTTGAAACCTATGCTACAAAGCGAATAACCATCACTCCACCAGTAAGAGTATTAGGCAAAGTTCCAGTTCCAGTTACTCTAACTCTAAGTCTATCCCCTGCCTTAACCTGCAATGCAGGACTTGAAGTGCTAGGATAAAGCTTCTTCCTGCTACCAGACTGCAATGCAGATCCACCAGTCAGTTTGGTAGTATTATTATTGGTAGCAGCAAGTATTTGATTGGTTCCAATTCCAGCCTGACCTAGATTCTGAATTGCAAACGTTACGTAATTAGAATCACTGGCTGCAATTGCTTCTACTGCTGAGAAGTCTGCCGAATGGAATTCTCCATCCTCAGGAACAATAGCAAACATATCAGTATTGCCAGCAGCAGTAGGAATAGTTCCGAAGTTAAGTTGAACTTCAGATTTAACTCCGCCCTGATACCTAAGTGCAGCTAGAGCATTTGATCCTGCCATTTAACCTCTCCCGGCGTAAGGTCTACGCCTAGTTCCCATTCCATGTTGAGTTTGTTTCTGCAATCTTCTAGTTAATCTATCCCGCGCTCGCGCAATGTCTATCTCAAAGCTATTAGCTTTCGTAATGCTGTTACCTAAATCCCTAGCTGCATTACGCGCAGTAACGAGCGCCAGAAACCTACGAGATTGTTCAATATCAATCGTAATATCATCCTGAGTGATAGGAGTTAGTCCAGTAATATACTGAAGCATTACCTCTCTATCAGTGCTAGGAGGATTAATTGCAATTTCTGTCGCTCTAACAGTCCACTGAACTACTGAATCTATTGGATTGATAGAGCGATTGGCGTCAATAACTACAGACTCTTTAACCTGAGTCCATAGATCTGTGCTACCCATCCTACGTTCATGAAGTGCAATAGCTTCCACGAAATCAATAGGCATCTGAGGAAGTTCTAATGATCCTTGTGGAACTAGAATGATAATCGAATCCCTCCTAAGTGGAGTTACTTCGTATACTGATAGTTCTTCTTCCAGTTCATCCAATGCATTATTGAGCATTGGAAGCAGAACTACGTTATCGTATACTAGTTGATTGATATCATTTAGATGCGTAGCTGCACGCATCATAATACTTCCAGCAGTGCTAATCGCCATTTTACTTGCTCATCTGACCAGCCAATAGTATTTCTAGCTGCTTAAGACGCTCAGGATTATGTACTTTGCCACAGTGAGGACAAATAGGAGTATTAGAATCAAGAAGATTACTACCACAATATGGACAAGTATCCTTCCTATTAAGCTCCTCACTTTCAATATCAAACAACCACTCCCGCGTTAGTCCTAGTTCACGGGCTGCAATTCTTTGAATACCAGAAATCATTTGATGTCTACGTGCTGTCTGCCAATCATCATCAGCAAGCTTAACCAGAGCAATAAACCACTTCTTCTGTTTTCTCAGATGCTCAGCAACAATCTCTTTATAATTCTTCTCTACATCCTTTGGTTGGACTTCAATACTAGGAATGTAGAATAGAGCTGGATGTTGTTCAGAATTATACATAAGCTGTGAGGTAATATGCATATGCACTACACTCTCAGCAATCTGCTCTGAAGCAACTAGAACTTTATCCTGATTGCCATCAATATCAGGTTTATAGTAATAAGAATTCTCTACAATCAGAACTGTAGGCAATCCCTGTGAAGCTGCCAGACGATAGTTACCAATCTGTAGTCCCGGAATTTGCTCGTTAATATCTACCTTAGCGTAACTTACAAGTGAGCTAGCCATTCTTTACTCCAATACAAATCCAAAAGAACTACGTAGATCACCTAGACGTTCTACAGTTTCCTTATGTTTAGCTAATTCTCGCATAGCCAATTGTTCCATGCGGAAATTAATACGTTCCGCAAGTGTCATCTTTACATAGAACTTAAAGAATAACATCATAGCTGCTTTTACCATTTCTAGCTTTAATGGCAGCGGATTACACATAACATCCTGAAAGGTATAAATCTCATTGTAGGTAAACATCTTATCAGTCTGTAAACCTACTTCTCTATCCTGAGGATTGATAAGACAAATCCGCTCAAGTATCCAACGATCTTGAGCAAAAGGATAGACTAATACTTCTCTAGTCTCTACTACATCTCTTATGATACTATCGCCTACATGATCTATAAACCTACTCTTACGATGCTCTGTCATTCCCGTAGACCAAATTACTCGGAACAGTGGAAGTCCTTCAATGGTCTTACCATAGTTATTGTCTAACCACTGATTGATCATATTAGGATCATCCACTGTTCCTTCTCCTTATCCTACTGTACTACTTCAAATACCAGAGTGAACCATCATAATAGCCAATGATGGGAACATTAGCAGTTGCAGTAAATGCAGCAGCAATATTACCACCAGTAGCAAATGGTGCAGCACCAGTAGGAACAAGTGTTACATGACCTACGAATCCTGTAAAAGGAGGATTAATAGTCGTGCAACTAACAGCACCTGTCAATTTGTGCACGGGATGTGAGAGTGTAATAGTTGCTGCACTAGCAAGTGTTGAACCCTCTGCTCCACCAGGAGGGTTAATCCATGCTCTTGAAGCAAATTTAGCGAGATCAGCATCAGGCATTGTTTGATTCTCCTTGTTAACGAGACTCTCTAGAAAAGAGAATCAATCTATTCGTAACCCGCAGGAATCGCCAAGTTGTCAATGTAGACATTGGCTCCGGGATTCTTGTGATAAAGCTGCCAATCAGCAGTAACATAAGATACTGACGATGTAGCAACTCCACCACTAGGACCACGCATTTCAAAAACCTTACGGCCAGCAACAGTGTGCCACCCAGGTTCTTTCATAACTGCGCGGCCATAAAGACCCATAAGAATGAAATCCATTCTCCTTTTGTTCCACATATTAGACAATTTCAGTGGAACTCCAGCGATAGAAAGATTATCACCGAAGTAAAGGTCCAATGCTTCATTCTTGTTAGAACCCTTGTTAATCATCGTAACAAGGTGTCCAAGAGATTCATACGCTGCTGCCTGTGCAGGATGGGTCCAAATCTCTGGGCGAAGTTTCTTAGCACTCTTAATACCAACTCGATCGCTAAGCTTATTCAAAGCCAAACGACCAAGAGGAAGTGCCAAAGCAGCATTGTTACCATCTACCCTAGTTGAAACAACTTCAGGAGTAGTGGCTCTATCAATCCCCATAACACTACCAGTGGTAGCATTAGAAGACCAATAAGGAATACCAAGCAATGCTACAGGGGTTACACCAGTAAGACCCTCAGGAAGAATTACATCAGTTGCAATGTGTCCTGCTACCGCCGGGATCTTAAGTGTATTGTTAGCGTAATCAATAAAGCTGATAGGAATAGATCCGCCAGCCGTTCTATTAATGGTCCTTGCGGCATTATAGACACTCACACGCTGACCAAACCTAAGCAGCTTTACACCATAACCATCAGTTGTGCAAGTAACGGTGTCGATTCCTGCACTACTAGTTACCGTAGTAACAGTAGCCATCACACCAGTTCCAGCCTGCATCAACTGAGCTTCACTATGCCTACGGAATTCATCCATACCATCCGCCATATTCTCACGGATAGCATTAATGACAGCTTGATTACCATCAGTTCCCAACTCTACTTCTAGAGTCCACTGAATAGCAATCTTCATATGGGCAACTGTCAATGTCCCCTTATCATAACGGGTAGCATCGCCAGTACCGAGATCACCATTGTTAGGATCGTAGTATCCGAATTTTCCACCCGGCCTAAGCTTCAGTGGTACTCTCATACTACGACTTGAGACTTTCTTACCACTAACCTTCTCAACTTCAGAATAGAACGTATCGTCAATGTCATAGGCAGTAGTCAACCTACCATCTTCAACTCGTTCCATCTCAGTTGCTAGAACGTCGTCAACTGTTTGCATGCTAATCCTCCAAAATCCTTTAACTAGTGCAATCTCCTTATCAGCTATTTTTACAGCATTTATACAGTGCTGGACTGGGGATTAGCTGAGTTTAATCTATTCGTCAAGCAAGTCCGTTAGTTGTTCCGCCTGAGCTTTTTCAATTGGGGGAATGTTACTAGTCGCAACCCAAGTGATTAAATTGCTTATGATTTTCTTCAGATCTCTAATCTGATTCTGAAGATTCTCAACAGTTTCTTCCAGTTCATCGTTTGATTTAGTCATTGTACTAATCATCAAACACCTGTCGAGTTGTAAGGTTTTCCTTCTTAGCTCTCTCTACGGTCATCTTACCGCCCTTGGATCCTCCCTTATGTTCTCCACCTCCAGAGATTCTAGTAGGATCCTTCTTATCTTTTTCTTCCTTACCATCACTCTTGCCAAGTGTTTCTTTTCTCACTTCGGCCCTAACTTTAGGTATAAGAGTCTTAGCCTTAGCCAGAAACAATGCAAGAAACGCACTCTTATGCGCTCCAGAGAAACCGTTCCTCTGTTCTTTTTTCCAATTAGCATTCATTCTCCCCAGATAGAGGGAGTCTTGATCCATCTGTTCGAGAATTTTGCCTCTTACTTCCTTAGAAATAATCTTCCTTAGTCCAGGCTGCTTAGCTAAATCTTCCAATCCTTTACTAATTTCAGTATCAAGAGCATCATAACAGGTCTTAGTTACTTCTCCTGCCAATGCCTTATACTTACCGGCAAAATAATTAGCCTTATCTCTTTCTACAGTCTCGTCCTTAGGAGTCCTAGAGCCATTTACTAATGAGACTTCACCTTCAATATCCTCGTAAGCTCCACCGAATAGAATCTTATGGACGATCTTGGCGGCGTTCTTAATGTTTTCGTCTTTACCTTTATCACCGTGATTATAAACATTCTTAATAAACTGCTGAACTTCTGGAGCTACGATATCAAAATATAAACCTTTATCAAGTTCTTTTACTGCGGGTATGAAATTGCCACTAAATGTCTTAAGGGATTCATCTCCCTCACCTTTAAGTTCAGTAAGAAATCTACCAGCATCTCCTGCTACAATGGCAGCAGTAATATCATTATATGCATTCTCAATCTCAGCAGCCTTCCTAGCATCTTCTACCGTAGGAAAGATTTCAGAGAATTGCTGCTCACGGAAAAAAGCGTGTTTAAGATCTGGGAAGTCCTTAAAGAATTGAGGATACTTTCCCTTAATATCCTTAAACTCTACACGAGTAAGAACTGGATCTTCTTCTTCCTTCTTATCCTTTTCTTCGCCTTCTTCATCTTCTTCTTTATCTTCTTCATCATCTTCCTTATCTTCCTTATCTTCTTCTTCTTCTCCTTCTTCCTCTTCTTCATCATCCTTTTCATCAAGGTTGACTTCGGGTTCATCAGTCATAATCCCGCCAGAACTATCTGCGGGAGCGAGCAATAGAATGAATTTATCTAGCAGGGAATTGCGCAACATTTGATACTCCTTCAGGACTTTCAGCGCCTGGTACTGGTTTTGGTTCTTCTTCTTGTTTAGCAGAGGTATTACCAGAACCTTCTGCTTCTAAGTGTTTTTTCATATGTACTTCAATAGCTTCATATCCAGCTGGATTAGTTTTCTTAAGCATCATACCTGTAGCGGATACTAGGAATGATCTACATACCTCAGCTTCAATCTTATTATCATCAATAGCAGGATTAATATCTACAGGAACTCCAGCTAATAGATCTGCAAACTCTGCATATTGCTTGCTTCTATCATCCGCATTTGGAACAAAGAAATCGGGCGCTCCGAGAGCTTTGGTAATGAGAGGAATGTTATTAGGATGAAACATTGCTTCCTTAATGAAATCATCATTAAGAGTAAGCAATTGAATTACTACATCCTTCAACTGCGCTGGAGTCTGTGGAAGTTCTTCATCAGAATCAGCTTCAACACTTCCAATCATTCCATTAAGATCTGCCTGAGTAATCCAGTTATTAACGAATCCTGTAGAAGTTTTCTCTACAATCTTCTCATCCTGTAAAGATGTTCTCAGTGCATGAATCTCAAGTGGAACTGCCTTAGACATTACTCCGGCCCAGAAATACTTTTCGATATTCCAAGTAAGTCCTAGGCGTTGAAGAGCCATAGCTCTAGACTCAGAGTATTCTCTAGCAGTTTTACTTCCACTAGTAGCCGGTCCACCGTAAATAGATGGAAAGGATGCAGATACAAATTGTCCTTTTTCATCAAGCCTTCTAAGGAAGAGATCAGACTCTTCACTCATAGTAGCAGTCTTGATAGAATGAAAGGCACTAGCTAATCCCTGCCCATCAATAGGCTTAGTTGCTGGATATAACATTCCGGGCTTAGCTCTAGATTCTCCATACTTCTTGAAGTCTAGAACAGTGCCATCAACGAATGTCTCAGGGATTGCATGTTCAAATGTTTCAATCTGAAGATCCATTACCTCATTGCTTAGATCTTGAATAGGAGCAAGAGGCTTACCCAAGGGATCTGCATGAATGTAAGTGCTTAATGGATTCTTAGATATTTCCCAATGATCGTCAAGTTTCTCGTTATTAATCTCTACGAGTTGCTCATCAATGAACACTGCATAGATTCCATCTGGGTACTTATCCTTAAGCTTCTTAACTTCCTCTTCCTTACCGTCGATGATGTTATATGCCCAAGGTCTAAACCACCAGCACTCTACTGTAACCAGATTCTTATTGTTAACTTCAACTCCAATATATCTTTCATCAGAGTCTGAGTCAACTCTCTTATTAATTCCCTTCTTAGCTAGCTTAGGATATAGATCCTTTACAGCAGCATAGTGTTGCTCGAACTTAAGGTATAGGTAAGGACAAAGCTCTTGACTTCTTGCATAGATTGGAAGATGGACGAATAAAGGACTGAAGATCTCTATGATTGTCCGGGACTTAGATTCAATAGTAGATCCAATTACTTCAGGATAAGTCTCTTCATACTCTTCAATAGTAGGAGTTCCAACATATCCACATACTGGACATTCTAACTCTTCCTCACTTACCTTACCTTTTTCCTTCTTGAATACCACATCCATGATATTGTTGCCGCATTCAGCACAATTCAATAGAGTAGTATATTGGATAGCATCTTCCTTAGCATACTTGGGAAGAGCATAGGTTCCAAACTTAGAATCTTTCTTACTATATACATAAGCACAAACTGTTCCCTGATTGAATAGAATCATCAAGGTCTTAATCAGCAACAATTGTGCTTGATTCTGTTTCTCAAGCCGGGTCTTAATCTTAGTGCAAGCTCTAGCAGTCGTAACATCTTCTTCTACATCAGCATCAGCAGGATAGAAGAATGCTGAAGGAATCTTAACTGATAGAGCAGCAACAATAGATTCTGCGTGCGCTCGATATGTGTTGACTACTTTATCGTAGTGCCTATTAGTTTCGGCCGTATCGCTATCATCAACCGAGCGCCAGTCTTTTGCTACAGCGTTCCAATAGATACGCTGAATGCCATTAAAGTAATTCTCAAGTTTAGACCAAAGAGCTACCTTATGATCTCTATCGAATCTATCTTCCCGTTCATACTCGTCCCTAATATTCTCGACAAGATCCAGCAATTCATCTGGAATCTTTACTAGATTATCGTCTGAGTACTTCTTAGATCTTGCCATTAGTCTACTTCAAAGGGAATGATATTATCAGGATCGGCCCCAATCATTCTAATTTTAGATTCAATCTCATTCAATCTACTTTGAACAAGTGGAGAATCAGCAGGACTAATTCCCTTGCCTACCATCATCAATCTAATCAACTTAATCTCTTCTGCCAGATCAAAATTGATATTATGTAGATGTTCTATATCAACAGATTTAAACATGATTGGTTCGGGAAGGATACCCTGATACCCTTCCCTTTCCTTTTTGAATTAAGCTACCTTAGTATTAGTCCTGAGCTGTTTCTCGATCTCAGTAAGTCTTTCCTTATCCTTAGCATCAAGGCTATCCTTCTTAAGCATATCCTTGAGTTCATCAGCTATAAGGCCAGTGTTAACAACATAGCCCATACCAAGAACACCCTGAGTAGCTTTAAGGATTTCGTTTCCTTCTCGGTTAGGCTGAGGATTAGGACCAGAAGTCTTTTCAAGTTCTTCGTTAATATCTTCGATAGTCCTCTGTGCCCTAACAGATTTATCTCCTGAGAGTCTACCACCCTGAGTAAGATCAACATTACCAGGTACTCCAGTTAGATTCTGGGTAAAGTTAACCGGAGCAGAGCTAACAGCACCGCTATTCTTAACTTTAGCAGTTTCCTCTTCACTAATAGAACTAACGAGAACGGTCCTACCATCCTCCTTAAATTCTGTTTCGTGATTACCTTCTGCTAGCTTATCTGATTCTTCCTGAGTAATAGAGCTAAGACTACCAGCACCACCAAGCCTACCAATAAGCTTGTCTCTATTCCTAGCATCTTCCTGTTTCTTTTCTTCTTCAGTCTTAGTTCCACCTTCGTTTTTACCAGTCTCTACTTTGCCACCAAGATTACGACCTTCTTCAGGTCGATTAGGTGCATTCTGTCCTGAAGGATTAGAACCACGGGGATCAATTGCCATTCTGTCCTCACTTTTAGCTTTAGGTTTTTCGACCATCACAATTTACCTTTAGAGAACATAGACTTAGGCTTTGGCTTCTTAAGGAACTTACTAATAGGATCCTTCTCAGGTGCTCCTATACCTTTATTACCTTGACCTAATACTACTATCAGATCAAGTTGTTTCTTATTCTTCGGTTGCATCTTCGTTAACTCTTGCAGCCTGTGCTCTTGATTCAGACTCTAGATCTCTAATCCTAGTTCTAAGAGGAGTAATACCACCTATAGGATTTACTTCGCCTACTTTAATATCATTCCTAATCTCTTCAAAGATTCCGAGTCTCTTCAATAACATTCGGTTAGTCTGACGTTCTTCTCTAATCAGATCATGCAGTCTTTGTACTTCATCTGATAGAAAAGTATTAATTCTTTCTAGATGATTAATGACGTCTTGCTGCGTGCCTTCTAACACCGAAGGTTTCCTTTCCTTGCCCTTGTTCAAGAAACTCCATCCGGCGATAGAATCTATTAGTGTCATGCGTAGTCTCAAATTCTTGAATAATATTCTGAGTCTTCTGTCTTCTAGCAAGTTCCTCGCCGAGCATTCCATTCATATAACGCTGAGCAAACTTACAGAGATAACGAAGACAATCAATAGGATCATCTCCATCAAACTCTTTAATATCCTCAGTCTTGTTATCATCATAGATAACACTTGGAATAGTCTCTACCAATAAAGGGGCGATCGTTTCTAACGTACTACTAGGTGAGGACAATATTTGGAGCTTAGGAATATTAGTTTCCTCAGCATACTCTCTAAAAGTATTCATATACTTCTGTAAAGCTTCCTCACCAAACTTTCGATAGATCATCTCTGCTTTACTATGATCGTATAATTCAGTAGGATCTTGTCTGGGTTTTTGTTCCCACCTAAGGAAATCTTGTAGGACTTGTAATGTTGCAACTCTAGAACCTGCTGTGTTTTCTGATGGGATTGGGGTAAGCTTAGAATATCTTTTAACTTCAGCCGCAATAGTTCCTTGTCCCCTATCTTGCCATCCAGAGCCGCATAATACGAACTGGACGATATGCTCATACTCACTGATCTGTCCTACTTCAGTTGCCCAGAATGCGATATCTTTATTTTTCCACCATCTTTCACGATAAATATATACCCTATTGTCCGGGCTAATGGCCGCCCATAACGCGTAACAAATAGCTCTCTTCCCCCAATCAAGAATAAGTAATCTGGGCCACCATTCAGGTATCTCAAAATATTTACAGACATGAAGTGCATTGTCTGGCTCATCTGGGAATCTGAATGGTCTAAATGTTGTAAATACTGATCCCTCATATGCGTGCCAGTCACCATACTTCTTAGCTCTCTTCTCTGCTTCTGGTAGAATCTCTAGTTTCTGTAAGTAATCCGGATCATATTGCATCCCATAAGGATTATCCTGCGGTAAGCAGGGAATATACATTCTTCGTAGTCCGGTGACTTTATCTCTGATAAGTTTATAACCAGATTCACAAGGTCGCACGAATCTGTTGTAAGTAAATGTTTGACCAATTCCTCCTGGATTGCTTCCATTCCTAACGATTGCAACGTTGAAAGTACTCGATGGTCTAACACGAGAGCCAACGAAATATCTATACATTGGTTCTTCAAAGTGTGTCAACTCATCGAAAGCACAGTAATTATACTGGGCGGTATCGTAAGCTTTAACGTCCTTAAGATGTTGGATGTGACTAAAGTCAAAATAACTTCCATACTCTTTCCATTCCCATGAGTGCTTGTTCTCATTGTATCGCGCTCCGGTTAAAGGAAAGTATTCCTTAGATAATCTAATAACTTCCTTCTCTAGATCCGTTAACTCTCTTCTTAGCAGGATTCCTTTAAAACCTCGGTACTTATAAAATCCTCTTAACAAGGGAAGTAACGTTAAGATAAATGATTTTCCTCCATAAGCCGCTCCTCCATAAAGACCTTCGTAAACTGTATCAGGCATTTCTAGAAAATCTTTCTGCCTGAGATGGGGTTCAATCTTTCTTATAAGATCCTCTGCGGGATCTCGGAATTGTACTATAGGGAACTCTGATATAAGAGGATTGACGCTCACTTCTTTTCCATACCTAGATAATCTTTAAGAGTAACTCTAGTTCCATCTTCGAGTACCCTAATAAACTTAGCTCCGGTAGTTCCAGATCCATCTGTTAAAGTTAGATCGAGGAATGATTCCCCATCATCTGACACTTTTACCGATCCATTTGACGTAACCATGCAAGCTCTCGCAGGTAGAGCATATAGCATGTTACGAATCAGTTCGTATGTAACTCCTACCGATAGTAGAGTCATGGCAGTGAAAAAGGAGGTATAAGAAATGCTAGCGTTACCAACGCCAATCCGAGCGCCGTCATGTTTATTTTCCCGGTGGCTATGCTAAATGCACTGAGAATAAAACAAGCCAATGCGAGAACGAGTAGAATTAATCTAATCATTTCTCTTCTCGTTAAATTGTAAATGGGAATGAAGTTCTAGAAGAGGATTGTCAATCGACAGACTATTAAACGAACCTAAGATCATGATTAAATCAAATCAAGCATCAATCACGTCGTAATCCTTCTCTACCTTCTGCGTCGGACTATATAAATGTAAATGCACTGTAGGCTTATCCGATCCGTTCTTATTATCTGTACTAAGTTTCTCTATTACTTGACTCAATCCAGTCATGATGGCTATCTTATCCCGTTCCTTCTCTACCATATTAGGATCGAGAAGATTCAAGGTATCCATCAATTTAGTAATCGCCATGTCTTGGATGTTATTCCGCTTACTGAGAATACTAATCCTCGTATCCTCACTAACATCCTCACCCTTAGCATACTGTGCCGCATTAGTCTTACCAATACCATTAATCTCAGCAGATCTCCTTGCCGTAGATTCAATGGTATCAATAGCAGCTATCTCTTTTCTAAGTTCACTAATCTCAGGCCGATCAGTCTTACCCGTATTAGGTGTGATGACAATACCTTTGTCTTCCGTTTCATCAACGGGCCTAATCTCAATTAGTTCAGTATCATCTAGGAATATATTCATAGTAGTTTTTAAGGACTAGAATCAGTTCCCTATAATAAGATCTTCTAAGTAGAAAATCAAATTGTTCACACGTTAATTGACCAAAGAACTCGCCCACTTCTCTAACACTATAATATTAATCTTCCACCCTTAAGACCTACACCTCGACTAAAGAAAGTATAACACAGTCCGAACCGTTTGTCAACCGGCCCAAATTTCGACCAATTCGATGCACTCAGTTCTCTAATTTTTAAAATTCCCTAAATTTTTTTATTAGGTACTTATCCTAAAATCATTAGGTACTTATATTTTTAGGACACTTAAGCTTGGGGTTAGTTTCACCTCCGCAAATATTGTGCCATGTAAAATTTCTGTAAAGGGCATATGGGGGTGGCATTATTATTGCATTAGCATGATTCATGCCAGATAATCGTGTAAGTATTATACAGCGCATAAATCATGCCATATAAAAACCGTGTAAAAAATACAGGTATGATCCTTGCATTAGCATAGTTCGTGCCATAATATTGGTATGATCTATGCCGTATAAGAATACTGATTAAAGTCTTGGCATGTTCTATGTGGGATTAGATTAGTTGTAAGCTTTACAAGAATTGTAAGAGTTACAAGTAAGATTTACAAATATGCATAATTCGTGCCATATCATATTCTTAGATTGTTAGACTTTCTTCTAGTATTCTCAGTATTCTTAGAAGGATCATAGTAGGGCATATAACCTAACTCCTTTAGAATCAACAACTTACGAGATTTATAAGTTGGCATATAGTATGTATTAGTATAGGATTGCGTAGCTTACCTGCTACCAGGGAGCCAAACCTAATTTGGCACGGCGGTTGCTATAGTATAGGCTACGGGAGGAATGAAACGATAGAGTAAAAACTACACGATTCGAGGTCACGTTTAATGAGTGTATGACCTTGTATCCACAGCGTTTCGGCGCAGGCCACGATTTACTCGTGTGTTAGTGAGATACTAAATAGACTCTGGCGTTCAACATCCGCGCATATGATTATGCGACAGGTTGCGAGGTAGATAATTCTACAGAATCTCAAAGCCGTGCAAAATCTGAAAATGCTTTCGAGCATAATGGTAAGCGGATGATATCAATAGGATGGTTCTTACAAAATCATCCGAGTGCCAAGGGGGAGTTAGTCTCCCATCCTATACATGCACGGCGATGCAGAAACAGTATGCAAGATAACACTGCTATAGCTGATAAGGAATTAGGGTGGAAGTAGTGATTAGGCGAAAGCTTATAACTCTCAATACACTATAAATACAAAAGATTTGACAGAGCCTAAATTGTGCGGGCAAGAGTGAGCGCATTAGGTTCTATCAAATATCATTCTAATCGAATTATGCTTCTCACCATTGAGAGGGATATTCGATAAGGGCTAAGCGATTAATTTCCTTATAAGGAGTTAATCCCATGAAAGAATACAGAGTTAACATTGAGTTCGATACGATGAATGATAATGCTGCACTTCGTTCTATGATGTTGATTGTAAACGCAACATCAGTGCCGCATGCGACAATCTGCGCTGAAAGACTTGTTAGAAGTATTCTCACTGTTTGGCCTGAGATTAAGTATCTCAGTGCTTCTCAGCGTTAATATTGGCATAGGCGTTGAGTTTGACCTCATTCCCCCGTCACTGACCAACCAAAAAATCGCTAGCCTTTGTCGAATATCCCTTGACATGGGGTATTCATTGTGATACAATCTTTTCATCGGGTTAGGAATTCACCGAGCCGATAAACTGACTGTAAAATGAGGGATACGATATGACGACTAAGATGCGACGTTTGGTTGACAAGCAGTTGGCGGTTGAGGAAACTTCGGGCGATGCGAACTTTGTAAAGGATACGCCTTTCGGTTCGATTCGTCGTGGCACCTTCTCTATTACCGTATCGGACGAGAATAAGAAGGAACTTTACAGCAATAAGGCTGAAGCTTATGAGTTTGATGTTGTAAACTCTTTGGCTAATGTCCTTCGGCATGCTGGCGCTAAGTTGCCGGATGCTGCAATTGGTGGATTGGGTAAAGTTCTTACCGCTGACAATCCTGCCGACCAGACTACGATTAATGAGGCAACTCAGGAAATCGTTAAGACTTATAATAACAAGCTGAAGGCTGACGCTAAGTCGTCTGCTTATCAGGCTCTTGTTAATAAGTATAAGCCTCTTGAGGGTGAGAAGAAGGAATCGGCACAGGCTCGACTTGTTGCTAATTTCATCAAGCTTGCTGGTGTTAGCAAGGAGACTGCTATTACTCAGCTTAAGGCTGCAATGGCTCTTCCTGCGGAGTATACGGTTGCTGATTTTGATAGCACACCGCTCCGTCGGACTAAGGGGGATGATAGCGAGGAATAATATTCTAAGGATTATCAACTGGTATAGGCCAGTATAAACAGGTCTTAAGCCTATAGCGTTTAGTTGGCTGGCTAGTTCGTATGTAATTAGTCAGTCAACTAAGGTGACTTTCAATCAAGAAGGTCCAATCCCTTATAATGGGAGGTATATGAAGTCTCTATTCCTCATTCAGCACGCACAGAATGGATACGTTCATTGCGTATTCAGCAATCTTCGTGCTGCCCAACATTTCCTCGACAGACTCAATAGCGTTAGTTCTACACCTAACGTCTATCAGATTGTCGAGCGCTACCTTTACGATAACATTAGTGAGATTGGGGGCTAGTCTATGAAGGCTATGCCTGCAATAGTCACTTGGGCTGATGGGACTGAGACTATTATTACAGTAGTTAGGTTCCAAAAGATTGACAGCCAATGGTATCAAGTCCAATTCGAGGATGGTTCCTACGATTATGTTGGACTGGCTACTAACATGCGTTGGAAGTATTAAGGAGGCTAATATGCCATTTAGAGTCATAGTCTATTCGCTGTGGCTGCATGACGGATATTGTCAAATTGCAGACATTCTTACTGTAATGACAATCTATGCACTCACTCCTGAACTTGCATTGCAGAAGGCTCAGGCAATTACAGACCTTCATTGTGAATTAGAGGTAATCAAGTGATAATCAAATTCAAGCAATGCAAGGGGTGTAGGAAACAAGCAGCGCCATTGAGTAAGAAGTTTAATGGAGTCCTCCTTTGCTTTTCCTGTATTAGCAAGCTGAAGAAAATCACTGAGCAACTTTGCGAATTGCAGGAGAATAATGCAACTAAAGCATCTTAAGTAGTCTAAGCTTAAGATTCGACTTGATAAGAGGTAGAGAATCAGTCTTGATTCGGTCGAAAGACAGTCGAGAAACGGTCGAGAAATGGTTGAGCTTTGGTCGAATGGAATCAGGGTTAACTCATTCAATCAAAAGCAGTTAAAGGAAACCCCCTCCCTCTCCCCTAGCATACCCTCCCATACCCTCTAGTGTCCCCTATAGTGGTCACGGTGCTGTTGTTCTTATATTAGTAATAATAAAAAATACTAAGAAGAATAACACTCTACCACAAGGAGTGTCCTCTAAAGGATACACTTGACAGGCTCCATAGGGGTGTGATACACTCCAAGGGGGAGAGGGGGAGGGGTATGCTAGAGGTATCGCGTAAAGCCTTTAAAATCAAGAGGATACAGCAATTACCGCCCGCTGATACCTCTACCAAAACTGAACCATTCCTCGACCGTCCCTCTACCGCGCCTGAACCGGCACTCGACCGAATTTATACTAACTTCAAGGGTGGGCTAATTCAATTACTTCTCCCAATTATAAAGGAAGGAAATGGAATAACAGCAGGTGAAATTAATAATGAATTAAGGAAAGTGATTAAGAGGAAGAAATTTTATAATCCTCCTGACTTAAGCACGACGGGATATATCAGCTCTCATCTAAAATTGTTAGTTGATAGAGGAATTCTTGTGAGAGTGAAAATTAATAAGGTCTATCACTATTATCTTAGGGTTGATTAATTTAATTAAGTCTATCAGTTATTTATCATGAGTTGGATAGTAATAGCATCCAACAGGTCACTGGCTGATAGACTTAATCAACCTCATCAACTTACTTTAACAGGCCTAATAGGAGGGCGCTTATATGGAACTATCAATGAATATCGTCAAGGTCGAAAAGTTCCCCAATCTATACGATGTTATGGAAGAGGGATTCAGTATTTTTCGAGGGACTTATACTAACTGCCTAGTAGTAGTTGGTGGATTAACTCTCTACCCCGATAAGAAGATTGATGAAATCTTCAAGATGACTGAGACAGAGTAATGCAAGAATTTACTCCAAGAGAAAAGAAGCATCTTTACTTTGCAATTGCCAAGGTAATGAGCGTATTGAAACATCTGGATACGTTTACTCTTGAAGAACTCGAGAATCACATCCGTAAGATAGACCAAATGGATGTGAACCATGTAGTTAAGGAACTACTAGCACTTGGAGTTCTTGAGAAAGATGAGACTGACCTTTATAGTTGGGTCGGAACAGACCATCTAGTTCGGGAAGTAAGTGTAACGGAAGTAAACATAGTAAAGAAGAAGCTCCTTAATGAGGAGAATTAATGAGCACCGCAACTGCAACTGAGATTAAATTCTGCCAATCCTGTATTGAGAGAGGATTCAATCCTCCTAATCAAGCATCAAGGGAATGGCAGCCAGGAATTTATTACTGTGATGAATGCTTCAATGCTATCATCAGTAACTTAACTAACATTCCTGAGAGTTCAGTAAGAGAGACACTATCAACTATTGAACCCGGTCCTATTCTTGACCAAGTTTATAAGGCTCTCAATATTCCAGAAGCCCTACAGTATGATAAGATTGATGTCTTGCAGAGAAGCAGGGATAAGCTATTCAATCTCCATGCGCCAAGTGTAGTCAATAAATCAATCGAAGAACTACAAGCCGAGATAGAACAATTAGGAATGATTATCTTCCATTGTATCTATCGTAAGGAACCACTTGAACTTGAGGTTAATCGTCTTAAAGAAGCTCGGCGTAAGGAAAAGAATCTTATCAGCTACGACGACTCTAAAGAAGTCTATAGTAAAGTTAAGAAGCCATCTAATATTAAGGCCACTCAAGAAGAGAAGATGGCTCGAACGCTTGGTATGTCATTAGAGCAATACAAAGCATTCGTAGCAAACAGTCAAGCTCAAGAGAAGCTTGCTAAGGAACGTAAGTTTAACATCCTAGCAGGTAATTGTCCAGCGTGCGGTGGACACTATCCCTGTGCGAATCATCCTAATGAGAAGTTGATATGAAAATAGTATTCAATGCACTCCCCCTTAAGCAAGCCTTGGAGGGGAGTAAAGAAACTCAAGTAGTTATGATAGGAATTGATAAGAGTAAGCTTCCATATCCTAACTGTAAGGAGCCGGAGCGTTGTATTAAACTTAGCAACTGTCCAAGGGAATACTCTTGCAGTCACTAAAGAATAATCAAGTGCCAAGACCAGAGATATTTTTGGTCGTGGTAATCATAGTCTCCTTACTTGGAGTGATAGTTCTATATACTGTATATAGGTGAATAATGAGTGTATATAGTGAGTTAATTAGAATTGGAATAAAGGAAGATGAAGCAGGTAAGATTGCAGAATCAACCTATGGTTATACCGACTTAGTTACTAAACAAGACTTGGCAATTGCAATTAAAGATGTAACGATTGCAATCAAGGAGCTTGAAGCTACTCTAGCATGGAGAGTTATTGCAGCTATGGTAGCATTGACTGGTATATTTGCAGCTATAGTTAAACTAACCTAATCCCTAAAGAGGATAATATGGCAAAGACTAAGAGTCTATTAGAACAAGCTCTTGATATTGATGTAAAGCGAACCGTTGCAAGAGAAATGAATCATGAAGAGATTGAAGTTGCTCTTGCATGGTTAGCAGATGAAATTACCATAACCCAAGCGGCAAAGGTTATGGGATTCAAAGGAGCTAGTGCTTGTGTATCCCGTCTAATAATGCTAATTAGAGAAGCTTATAGAGCCGGACTACTTAAGCGAAAGTAAACCTCCTATAGAAGAGGGATAAGATGGTAAGACAAATAGACGCACAAGATATGTGCGACATAGATCTCCGTAAATATGGACTATGGGAAAAGGGTTGGCGCACTAACTTTACTAAGGTAACAGGATACATTGCACTCTGTGACCATACTAACAAGCGTATCATTATCAGCATTCCTCACCTTAATGCTAGGAGTGAGGCGGAATTGATGGATACTATTCGTCATGAGATTGCTCATGCATTGGTTGGTCATGGGCATGGACATAATGCAATCTGGCAGGCTAAAGCTATTGAGCTTGGAGCTAAGCCAGTTCACTGTGCGCCTAGTAATGTTAATGCAGGACAAGCTCTTAATGTAGTTGAGACTAAGCCGGAGAAAAAGATTAAGGCTCTCAATAATTATTGTCCGGTCTGCTTTGCAGTTGCAGTAACTAAGAGTCAGATTACTAAGAAGGATATCATTACTGGGTATCCTAAGATTCTAATGACTCTTGAGTGTGGACATACAATTGAGAAGGATCAAATCAAGTCCGCGCTCGATGATATCAAAGTATGGACTAGCACCACAGGTAAGCAAGTATTTCCTTATCAAGTGGATGGTATTAAGTTCATTGCAGAAGCTAACGGGCGTTGTCTAATTGCAGATGAACCGGGATTAGGTAAAACTATTCAAGCTCTGGGCGCGCTCAAGTTCTATCCTGAAATGCGTCCTGCACTGTGGGTATGCAAGACTACACTTAGACTCCAAGCTTTGAAAGAAGCTATTGATTGGTGTGGTCCTGAGATGATGGGACAGATTATTGAGCATGGTAAGATGTTTATCATGCCCAATCTGAATCTTTACATTGTCTCTATGGATTTGCTGAGGAATATTCCTACTGAAAAGTTGGAAGAGATTCCTTATAAGACTATCATTGCAGATGAGATTCAGCACTTCAAGAATCCAGACAGTTCTAGGACCGCAGAACTTAGGAAGCTTGTTAGTCGAGCGGAATACTTTATCCCCCTATCAGGAACACCTTGGAAGAATAGAGGTAGTGAATACTATCCAGTGCTTAACATGCTTAAGCCTGAGATGTTCCCAAGTCCTAAGCATTTCAAGAATGTTTGGGTTGACCAGTATCTTGATAAGGATACAGGCAAGTATCGAGAGGGTGGTATCCGTAATATCCCTGCGTTTAGAGAGAAGACTAAAGGCTTTATCATTAGGCGCATGAGGGATGATGTTCTTCCTGACCTACCTAAGATTAACAGGAAGATTCGTTTCGTAGATATGGATGCACTCTATCAGAAGTCATATGATAAGAGTGAGTCCAAGGTAGCTGAGATGATTAAAGCTGCAATGATTGACGGCAGACCTATGAAGGATATTGCCGCTATGATTATGCAGCTTAAGCATATCACTGGTCTTGCTAAAGTTCGTGCTCTAGTTGATGATGCACAGGAATGGATTGAGAATGTTCCTGATGAATTCGAGAAGCTTACAATCTTTCATCACCACATTGATGTTGGTAATAACATTCAGGATGGTAATGCTGGAGAGTATGAAGGACTTGATAATTGGCTAGTGAAGAATGGGTATAACAAATCCCTTAGACTTTTCGGAGGAAAGAGTGGAGAGGAAAGGGATAATGTTATCAACGAATTCAAGAAGGATAAGCGTAATAGGATTCTCATAGGCTCTACCTTAGCTAGTGGTGAAGGACTTAACATTCAGTTCTGTCAACATGCATTCATGCTAGAGAGACAGTGGAATCCACAGAATGAGGAACAAGCTGAGTTGAGATTCAGCAGACCTCTTACTAAGAATGACCTACCTGAATACTTGCATCCTATTGCAGAACGTCAGGTGAGTATTGATATTCCTTACTTCATTGCAGCTGGAACGGTAGATGAAATTCTTACTAACATTGTGGAAAGGAAGAGACTAAACTTCCGGCGCTCGATGAATGTGAAGGATATTAATCTAACGTGGGACGAGAACGAAATTATCCGGGAAGTTAGTGAAGAGATTATCAAGCGCCGTTATAAGAAGACGGCTTAAGGAATTAATATGTCTAACATATTTACCAGGCTAAGGGTTCCAGTTAATCCATTACAACAGGGCAATCATGATATAGACGTTAAGGTATATGATGGTAAGCTAGCCGTTGTAAAATGTGTCTCGTGCAACAAAGAAAATAGAATTAAGATAAAGAAAGAAACTGTAAAACTCATAAATAAATTAGTTGCGGATTTCTATGCAGAGCACGTTTGTGCTGAAGGCCCTATACATTAGGATTATAAGATGGCAACTATTGATAGTAAGTATATTATAGATACTCTAATAGAGAACGATGGATATTATGAAGGTGACGAACGTATCTATGCCATTGTTGAATACACGAATGCATATGGTAACACTACATATGGAGTAACGTGGCCGCGGGAGAATGGACGTAAGACTAGATACATGATTCATCAACCGCCGTATGTAAATAATCCCAAGGTTATTTGGTGCCAGGATAAATCCTTAGTAAAGGCATAAATTATGGCAACTATCACTAGTAAGAAAGTCGTAGACGAACTGATTGATATGCTCAAGGCAGAAGAGAGATTTGAAATACACTCTCACGTATATGCTATCGTAGAATACAAGAGAGAATCGGGTCTAGTAGTATGGGGTATCACATGGAATCATGACCCAGAGAAGCAACGTTTCATGACACATCAACCACCATCCATTAACCATCCAAAGGTTATATGGTGTAAGACAAAAGAATTGATTTACCCAAGTAAGTAACATGGACTTCTCAGTAATCATTGCCCGACTTCGAGACTTCTTTGTAATCACAGGAGAACTAGCTAAGGCTGAACTGTGTAACAAGATGCTAACTCAGTTGGATACTGAAAAGAAATACATTCATTCTCTAACAGAAGCAGAGTGTAAAGACCTACTAAGATACTTCATTGAAGAAGCGGGTTATATTAGTTACGAATCTTCACCCGGTATACATAAAATTATTAACGACATAAGTGCTAAACTATATGGCCAAAGCAAATTCAAACCACTCAAGAAACGTGAGAAAGAAGAAGCCCTTAAGAAGGCTTAAAGGTTATCATGGATTCCAGCGTGAGCGCGCAGGATTCGGATGCTTTGAAGAACAGAAGGATGAGTTAAGGAAGATTGCTAGGAGTAAGGGTATGACTCTTAGCTTCTATATTAACTATCTCATCTGGAAGGATTTAGACGATGAAGCTTAATGTTACAGTGAAGTTTGTTATCCTAATGGATAATGAAACTCCTGAGGAAGCGGCCAGATTTATACAGGAACATCTTTTCATGATGTATGCCATGATGGAAAAGGAAGATGGAACTAAGATGAGTCATCAACTTTTCTTTGAAGCGTTGGAAGATAAGTAGAGATTTTTGAAGGGGATAAAATGTTTATAAATAGGGATAGGGAATTCTACCGGAATAAATATAGACATTATGTTCATTCCCCATTTCAAATGAAACATGAAGGGATTATAGTTAAGTGTAGCGAGCAGGGTAAAATCACTATACATCAGGACCATGAGAACGAAGAGTTCAGTGAGATAGTTTGTCGGGCATCTACAATCACTAAGCTATATAGGATACTGGTAATCACATCCAAAGAAATTTGGAAGGATGATCCTACATGGTTAGGAGGAACGGATTATTATTCGTTCTCACTGAATCATCAAGGTATTGATATCGCTTCTGATGAAAAGGGAAAGATCATCATGCATAAAGATCATGATGCAGATGATACTTTCAGTGAGATCGTTTGTGATTCTTCCTTCATAGTTAAAGTCTATAGGATGTTGGCGGCTAGTCGTAAGTTAGAATGGAGAGACGAACCATTCATTAAGTCTGATGATACCGAAGAGATACACGAGGAAGAATAATTAGTACGTTCCTTATTAAGGAAATTATAATGCCTAGAATTGACGTTATCACGGGGGAGCTTATCCGGGATGAAGTTCCAATCGAAAGTATTAGACTTCCGGAAGTTACGACAGACGTTGTTTCTAAAGAAGCTATGGAACCCGTCCAAGAAACAACAGGAGTTTCTGAAACAATCTCAAGCGGAGTTACTAAGGAAATCACAAGAGACAAATGGACAAACATCCAAGTAGATAGTCAAGTACTATCCTTGTTCATGGCTTGTCCTCGGAAGTATGAGTATGTAATGAAGAG